CGCATGTACTGCCTCTTTGAATCGTTCGATTGGTGCTAAATGCTTTTCATCCAAACAAAACCTATCTCCGTATCCAAAGTTTTGCTTCTCATGTTTAGCCATGAATTTCTTGCGACTCACAAAGCCATGAATGGCTATAAGGGCAGGTGACTTGACAGAGCAGAGTACTGCCCAGTCTGTACTAAATTCTTCGAGGGTTGTAAAGATGAGATACCTGACTTGGTCAGGCTTGAGATAAGCATGTGTACTAGTTTTGATTTGGATCGTCTGATCATCATAGAGCATGTCGATGAATCCGTCACCAGCAAAAGTTAGATCGGTTCTAACGTTTATACCTAGAGCTTTGCCAACAGCAACCTCTCCCAGCATTCCCGTGTAATGTATTGCAAAATCACCTTGATCGCAGATACGTTTGTTGGCTATAACGCCTTGGTAATTCTGCATCATCTTGACTCCCTCAATGAGCCCCGAATGATGTGCCGCCAGTATTAATTCTGACGACGTTAACGCTACTTCCATCTGTCACTCCTTTGTGTTAACGCCCCCTTGAGGGGGCTTTTTATTTACATCTAGATAAAACTAGATAATTTCACCCCATAGACCCCCCTACCCCATTAGTACATTCGTACTACAACGGAGTAGAAGGAGAGGTTTCACCCGCCATAACGGCTTCTGCATGATAGTTGTCCTATCCCCTAGGCTTGCAGATTCGACCAGCCCCACGGATTATTCGGGAACTGCCCCCTAGTCTTTCGACATACCGTGTACCCTTTTCTTCCGCGCCCTCGGGATGAAGTCTTGCTAACGTGCGGAGTACGATTGCGTAGGGACAATAAAAAAGCCGTTACAACTGCCCTCGGTAGGAACCCTACGGAAATAACCAAGGGCGAAGGCATGTGTAACGGCTCTCAACGTCGCTTCCTACGGCAACGGTTCGGATTATACACATAAAAAAATATGTGTTGTCAAGAGGTGTAAGGACTTATTGTTTCACATAGGAGCTATAAACATGCAATCTTTCTATTGCGTTTAAACGGTCACAAGCTCACCCGGTGAGCCTGCTGCTGGTAAATGTATGCGTTTAAACATCAATAAATTCATGCCCGCCGAGGTTGACGTAGATCGGGGTATCAATTCCCATGTAGGCTCCCTCGATGTTGTAGTCGATGTATTCCTCCGCCTCTTCGTAGGTCATGCCACCATCTATCAATATGGATGCCATCTTGGCTAGGTCATAGACAAGGATGTCTACCCTCTGCTTCTCTCTCCATGTACACGCCGTGCCAATAATCGCATCATCGAATCCATCTGCTTTCAACATTTGCACACTCCTTTAAATTAGTTTAAACTGTGACCGCTGCCGCTTTCAGGAGCGCAGTTGTCACTCCTTCTTTCCCCGCCTTGTGCGGGGATTTTTTTCGACATCTTCAATCTTATCGACAATGATCTCTGTCCTAGGATTGGCTGGGTCAAGACCCCAATAGACATGCTTCTCTTTCACCTGTCTATCGTTCTTGTATATTAACCCTTGAAGCAAGTCAAGTATTAAACTCTCGTCCAAGTCGGGTCGTCGTGTCGCATAAAAGATACGGGCAGTAAACCGTAGGTCACCCGTCATTAATACATCCAACGGTGTAACCTGCGTGCGGAAGTAATCACTATAGTTCAAAGCCTTCTGCGACTTGATCAGTCTAGACATATCTCCAAACTTCACAACACGCCTTGAATTTGCCTTGCTTGCCGGCTCTCCAAGTATGTACAATGAAATTGATTGCAACTCATCAACAATAGTGATATCATTCATTTCACACAACCTTAGGAGGACAGATGGTTATAACAAATCAGTTTGGGGTTCCAGAACCTTTAGTGACTCTGGCTAGTCGGCAATTCTACACGAAAGGCAAGGCTAACTACAGCGTCACTGAAATTATGGCACCGCCGAAGATAAAGAGACTGAGGGAGAAGTACGACGGTCAGATAAAGCAAGATGTTTCTGACATGCTGTGGAACCTACTGGGCTCTGCCTTACATGTGGTAATGGAGCGTGGGGATACGGATGGATGGGTCATGGAAGAGCGGATCTTCTGTGAGGTTGACGGTGTAACTATTAGCGGGGCGATTGACTTACAGCAAGAGACGCCCGATGGCATTGTGCTGATTGACTACAAGTTCACATCAGCATGGGCAGTGATGCAGAGAAAAGAAGAATGGCATCAACAACTCAACATGTACAAATGGTTGGTGGAGACGGTAAAGAGAAAGAAAGTGATTGGTCTAAAGATCTGTGCTTTGGTGCGGGACTTTAGCCGACACGAAACTAGAGAGGGTTATCCAAAAGCCCCGATTGAGATTGTTGATATCCCCATGTGGGACATCGTCAAGACCGAAGCGTATGTGCGGGAACGTTTAAACCTACACAGAGATGCCAAGGTGGCTGCGGACTTTGGGGATGAACTGCCCCCTTGTTCAGATGAAGACAGGTGGCAATCAGAAACTACCTACGCTGTAAAGCGCGACGGACGCAAGACTGCGATCCGAGTATTTAAATCGATTGACGAAGCGACTGCGTTAGCAGAGAAGGAGAAAGGCTATGTCGAAACAAGACTTGGGGAACCAAGACGTTGTACCGGTAACTACTGCGGGGTCGCAGACTGGTGCGAGCAATATCAAGGAGAACTTAATGTCACCCCTTGACTTACTGAAGATCAATGTCAATGAACATACCGAGAAGAAGAATGGGCTAACCTATTTATCATGGGCATGGGCATGGGCAGAGGTCTTGAAGGCAGATCCAAAGGCTAACTTCAAGGTGGAGATGTTTGATGGCGCTCCACTAATGCCAGTGGGTGGGTCGTACATGGTGTGGGTGACCGTCACCATGTTTGATAAGCCAATGACTTGCATGTTGCCTGTATTGGATTACCGAAACAAACCTATCCCAACACCAAATGCATTTGATGTAAACACATCCATCATGCGTTGTTTGGTCAAAGCGATAGCGATGCATGGACTCGGGTTGTACATCTATGCGGGTGAAGACATGCCCGAAGAAGAAAAGAAAGTGGTTGAGGTTGAGACCCAAGAAGCCAAGGCTGAGGTCGAAGTCAATCCCGCAAACATGAAATTGTTTGCCGACGCAATGATTGAATATGTTTCTATCTGTAATACAGAAGAGGCATTGAAATCATATTGGAAAGCCAACCACACACAACTTGATGTGTTGAAGGCGTTTGATAAAGAGCTCTACACGAGCGTGCTTGCACGCTTCACAGAGGCAAAAACTAACTTAAAGAAGGACTAAATCATGGATCAACAGTTTAAACCTAGGGCAGATTCTGGCAACTTGTTTGCATCACAAAGCAAGCGCAGTGAGAAATCACCAGACTATTTTGGTGAGGTTGTCATCAATCCAAAAGACATGACCAATGTCAAAACCGAAGATGGTTTGCACATCTTCAAGATCAATGGATGGAAGAGAACTGCCAAGAGCGGTAAGACCTATCTATCCATTGCGGTTGACCGCTTTGTTCCAGAAAATAAAGGCGTTGCACCACAAACACACACAATACCTGACGAAGATATCCCATTTTAAGGAATAACAATGAGCAGAAAACCAAATAAGAAAACCGCAATTCTTGAGTACGCTAAGAACAATCCGATGGCTACCCCGTCTGAGGTTGCCAAGGCATGCGGTACGCATAAAAACTATACGTACCTAACAATGCGTAATGCTAATGCGAAGAAACCAAAACAAACACAGAAAGAAAAATCAGATAAGCCTGATTTTGTGTTTAAACCAAAAGAATTCTCCAATCTTTTGATACTACAGATTAATGAGCTGCGTGAAGAAAACGATAGCCTAAGGGATGACATCATTCGTTTGTGTGGGGTTGTTGAGTATTTAGAGGCTAAGTTAACAAATGGCGCTTCAGTTTGAGGCTAGGAAGGTAGCTTTAAAGCAAGACAAGACGGGGTACATTCTTACCCTGTCTATGCACCCCGATGAAATCCCAGAAGAGCTAATGAGGGATTTTGTTGGGGCTCGATATGGCTGTGCGCTTGTCCGCATTCAAGATGACGAGACACCAAGAACATATACCAACAGGGTTCAGAAGGCGGGAATACTTTGCCGTGATGAATCATTCCAACGATTTGCCGGAGTCAGTTCAGAAGAAGATGCGGCATCGGCTATCTGCTTGAGATGCAGTATCGCATCAAGGGCGGAGTTAAATGGCAATCGTGAAGCACAGGATGAATTTGATTCTATGCTGCATGAATACGAAGAATGGAGTTTAAACAATGACAGCTTTTAAAGTGAAGCCGTTCATGACCTATCTGGAAGAGCAGGACATAGATCGACTAAAAAAGTTTGCGAAGAAGAAAAAGATAACGATGTCTCATGTAATACGAGAGGCTCTGCATGCAAGGATGGCTGAAGGCAATCCCTACAACGCAGGTTTCAACGACGGTGTTGATGAATGCATTAAGTTAATCAAAGACAACAAGGCTTCACAGATGAGATTCCCATCGGGTAGTTCATTTGCTGAGTTGATTGAAATTGATTTGATGAAGGCAAAGATACTGGAAGTTGCATGAAAGTTTTAAGCGGGGACAGGAACCAGTGCCAAACCTGTAAGGAGTACTTCAATAGTTCAGGGGCGTTTGATAAACACCGTGTTGGAGAACATGGTTTAAACAGACGCTGCAGAACCCGGGAGGAAATGCAGGCTAAGGGAATGAGTTTAAACAAAGATGGTTTTTGGATAACTCAGAAGATGGACTCGGCGGCTTTATCAAGAAAAGTAAAGGATCTGGTATGACATTGACAGCGGCATGCATGATATGCAACAAGATGGTTCCAGCGGGGGAGTTCTGCCCTCACTGCGTTACGCAAGTGGATTTAAACGAGGCAGAGAAGCAGAGCTCGGTTAAACGGGAGATCATTGGTTCCCTTAACCGTAAGCGCAGACCTGTCTGGACTGACCCTAGGGAGTGGAAGGGGCTTACAGATAAAGAGATATACAACATTGACTACGAGAAGAAGTCTTTCTACGAGGCAGCCAAGATCATTGAAGAAATACTTAGGATGAGGAACACATGACAAAGTTATGGGTTGACCCGCCCGAGGGTTGGAAGTATGGATTTCCCGCCATCTATGACTCCGAGACAGATGGGCAGATGAGTGAATGGATTGTTAACAAGGGTTATCCCGTACAGACAATTAAAGAGTATGGCGAGCAATGGTACATCCGTTGTTGGTCTGCTGAAGAGCCCGAAAAATATCCCGATCAGGTCATAAATGCACAAAAACACTCTGAAGTGATAAAAAATGCCCCGATCGGGGCATCTAGAGAGCAACTAATGGCAGAGGTCTCCGTGCTGACTGAGATGGTGCGCGTCTTGTCTGACAGAGTTAAAGAGTTGGAGGGTAAGCAATGACACAAGATGAAATCATTGAGATGGCTAAAGAGGCGGGCTTCCCTATATTTGGGACAAAGGTTGTGGCTACCGATCCCATGCAACAAATCATGGCAGATGTGGTAACACAGCATTACCACGACTCGGCTATTCACTTTGCCAAACTGGTAGCAGAGCGTGAGCGTGAGGCGTGTGCAAAGATTGCTGACGAATACGCTAACGGGCTTGAGCGTAACTACTCAGAAATAATTGCTGAAGCAATCCGAGCAAGGGGACAAGCATGATTCTTAACCAAGGCAAAGTCGCTGGCGGTTTAGTAGATGAACTGCTAGAAGTGATACACAAGTATGACGAGACGCTGTACACATCCACTGTGATTGGCGTATTAGAGTTAGTAAAGCGTCAGTTAATTGACGAAGCAATGTGGGGAGAAACAGAAGATGACTGACTTAACCGAGAAAAACTTAGAGGCCGCTCTTTTGAATCTGACTAAAACGGATAAGCCGATAACGGTTAAACCG